CTGGTGTGTAACCTATTTGGTTATTCCTCCCCTGCCACTGTCACCTATCAGGCTAAGACCGGCGGGTGGATCAAGTCGGAGGCGGGGGTGTGTTATCGGGCTGTTTATGGGCATAGTCCCTCCCTGTGCATCTCCTCACTTCAAACTGCCACTAAAAATCCCTAAAAGCAGATATGAAATTGGTGCGGGTTTGGGCAGGGGGTGATAGTGGCACTAGGCGGGAAGCTTGACAGCGACTAGTGTGGGCGCGGATAGGGCGCGATGGGCGATGGGTAGGGATGGGGGGAGAAATTGGCTCCTAAGGGGTGAAGGTTATGGATTATCAGAAAGCTCCGGAAGGTTATGTGCGGAAGCAGGATTATTACTCGTTGGATAACGAGCGGTATCAGGGGCTTGCGGAGGCGAAGGGGTATAGCCAGCATAATCCGAATGCGAGGTTGCAGAAACTGCGCTATAGCCACGAAGCGATGATTGATATTATCATCGCGGAGCCGGGGATTAAGCAGAATGAGCTTGCGGCGAAGTTCGGGGTAAGTGTTCCGTGGATCTCGCGGATTATAGGGTCGGATGCATTTCAAGGGGCGCTGGCCAAGCGGCGGGAGGAGCTCACCGACCCTTTTCTCGTAGCGACGATTGAAGAGCGGATGACAGGAGTCGCCATGCAGGCGCTTGATGTTATCGGCGAAAAACTCGCAACTACGCAGAATGTTGACGTAGCGTTGAAGGCGATTGATATTACCTCTAAGGCACTTGGTTTCGGTGCCAAAGTCGGTCAGCAGAATAACGTGCAGAACAACTTCGTAGTCGCTCTCCCGCCCAAGGCTCTTAATTCCACCGATTGGGCGAAAAGTCATGGGGGAGGCGAGGGTCGGACGATTGAACATCAGAGTTTCACCTCCACCTCCACCCGCGACCCTCTCACCCAACCTCAACCACTGCAAACAGCTGGAGACTCTTAATGCCGTATGATGGTAATGGGAATTACACTCCTCCATCCCCGCCGACTTTTCCAGCCGTTAATGGGGAAGTGATCAGAAGCGATTACTTCAATGCGACTATTAACGATATCGCGACAGCTTTATCTTACATCGGAACTTTGCCTTCGCAGGCAGAAGCTGAAGCTGGCACAGATAATGCAGCCCGAATGACGGCTTTGCGGACTAAGCAAGCCATCACATTTCAGACAGCTTTTACTCAAGCTGGCAGCGGCGCAGTCTCACGAACCTTATCCAGCAAACTACGTGATGTAGTGGCTTTAGAAGATTTCTACGATGGCGATTTTGCAGATGCTTTGGAAGAAGCTAGTGCTATTGCCTCTGTTGTTCAGGTTTTTGGAACTTCCTACTCCTGCGACCGTATTGTCGAGATTGCCGACGGCACCGATGTGGTTTTAAACGGCACAACTATAAGCGCGGCTGTGGGTATAAGCACAACGCATCTTTTTACCTTCCTCGGCGATGGAGCAGTTTTGGGCTTCGGAGAGTTTGTCGGGGATGAACTTGACCCCCCAGTTGCTACTTGGGCTGGTAGTGGTGTTCCGCAAGGCTGCTGCATCTACGCAGCAGGGGCTTCGAACGTCTCCCGATCTGGGATAGTCCGTATCGGCGGAAAAATCGTTTTCTCCGGCTTTCCCTCTGGGGCTCTTTTCGCCAAATGGCTTAAAAGATTGGAAATCAAGGCCATAGAACTTTCCAACTGCCAAACAGCCACTTTGCAGTATAAACCTTCAGGCTCTTACGTCAATGTCCCTACTACGAACGTCCCAGGAGACGAGCTGATTACCTCAGCTGGGGTTGAAGCCTATCAATGCGATGTTGCTCACATCCATGATAGCATAATTCCGGCGATAAGCAAAGGGGTCTCTATCTACGCTGATGATGCTTATCTCTCCGGGAATACTTATTTTTACGGAACGTCTCGTCATGTGATGGAACATATCACCGACTGTAAGCGCGTCATCACCCTCAGCAATACTTACAACGGGGCAGCCGATAAAGGCGATGGCAGTAAGCTTGTAGACTGTGATAGTGGGGTTTCTTTAGGCCATACCTACATTGACAATACTTACTGCTGCTATGTTCAGGACAGCGATAACCTTTCTCTAGGCCCAGACTCTGCCACAGGGGTAACAGCATCGGCGTATGCTTTCGCTACCTCTTCCCTCGGACGAGCCATTGAAAACACTAGTCTTCAAATAGGAGCTCTTAACGGTGCGGGGCTAGCGGACTCTCGAGTAATCTATGTGGCAACAGATGCTGGAGCTGTTACAGCTGGTTACCTAATAGATCTTGACATTTCAGGCGGTCGTGTTTCCGGCTTTGAAGGCTTGATTGACCACGCTACTGCAGGTCTTGGAGGCATCTTCGACCTGAATTGGAAAGGCACGGTAGTCCGCGGAACTGCCGAAGCCATGGACCTTCGCGTCCGTAATGCCGAAGTTGATTTAACCTTTATCGGATGCACAGCACCTCTTGTAGATGCGGGAAATGTAGCCGGAGTAGGCGGTGGAAGCCTAATCGTTCGCACGACAGCCCGAGAGTGTTCAGGGTCTTATCATCAAAGATTTGCCGCAGGTGCCGCTTATGCCGGAATTTTCGACTACGTAGAGCTGTCGATCAAATCCTCAAATTCTACGATTGATAGAGCGTTGAGTTTCGCTTTAGGCGCTAGCGACAGTCTTGGCCTCTTCAATCTAGACATCAATTGCCCAGACCTTGACCCCGACAGCACTGGCTCCGGAGGTCAGGCTATAGTCTTTGACGCTAACAGTAAAACTTTCAAAGCCCGCCTACGCATTTCAGCCCTCGGCCTTGGCTCCTATACTCCGATGAATGTTACTTTGACCAATGCTGGAAGCGTTACAGGGGTTTATGAAAAACCTATCGCAGGGACTCTTACTGGAGGGGCTTTGACAATCGTATGACTGAGCCAACCGTCCTTTGGTCCCCTCAACCCGGACCTCAAACTGCGCTACTGGAATGCCCGATCTTTGAGGTATTCTACGGCGGTGCTCGCGGGGGAGGGAAAACGGAAAGTTCCATCGGAGATTGGTTGCAGCATTCCTCGGAGTACGGAGAAGCCGCAATTGGTATCTTCGTCCGGCGGAAATTCAAGCAGCTGGCGGAAGTCATCGCACGGACGAAGCAGTTATTTCCGAAGCTTGGGGCTAGATATAATGAGCAAAAAGCTGAGTGGCGGATGGCAAACGGCGCTCGTCTAAAATTTGTATACCTAGAGCGTGATAGCGATGCGGAAGAGTATCAAGGCCACAACTATACTCGAGTCTATGTGGAAGAAGTTACTAACTTTCCTAGCCCATCTCCTATCGACAAGCTACGTGCGACGCTCCGCTCTGGCAGCGGTGTTCCTGTCGGTATGCGGCTTACAGGAAACCCAGGAGGTCCGGGCCATAACTGGGTGAAGAAGCGCTATATTGATCCCTGTAAGACCGGCTTTAAAGTTATCGCGGAAGAGTGTGAGATTGAAGTAGAAGGTGTTAAGCAAACTGTCAAACTCGAGCGGGTGTTTATTCCGTCAAAACTCGGTGATAATGTCTTGCTTATCCGCAACGACCCGACCTATGTCTTGCGCCTTCGTCAGTCTGGTTCTGAGCAGTTGGTCAAAGCTTGGCTTGAAGGCAATTGGGATATTGTCGATGGGGCGTTTTTCGATGAGTTCGACGAGCGCTTGCATGTCAAGCCAAATAGCATCATCCAAAGCGCTACTCCGCAGACTATTCGGTTTCGAGCTTTTGACTGGGGTTCCGCCCGTCCTTTTTCCGTCGGCTGGTATGCGATATGCGATGGCCTCTGGCCTCGCGAAAATCCCCTCCCACACGGAGCTATTTTCAAATACCGAGAATGGTATGGAGCGAAAGGCCCAAACATCGGCTTAAAAATGACTGCGACAGAGGTGCAGGAAGAACTCCTAAAGTGGGAAGAAAAGGAACGCATCCGTTACGCAGTCGCTGACCCTTCCATCTTCATTCGCAACGGAGGACCTTCAATCGCCGAAAGCATGGCCAAATGCCGCTGGAGAAGGGCGGATAACAAACGCCAACCCGGATGGGAAGCTATTCGCCAACGTCTTGTAGGTATTGATGGAGTTCCTATGTTGTATTTCTCCGATCAGTGCGAAGATACCATCCGGACTTTACCAACTCTGCAACACGAAGAGAAAAACCCCGAGGATCTCGACACTGACGCCGAAGATCACGCAGCAGACGAACTCCGTTACGCTTGCATGTCACGTCCGTGGAAACCGGCTCTGCCTCACATCCCTCAGGGCTTGACTTTCCCCCCACTTCCCGGCGAAATGACAATTAACCAACTGGTCGAGCGCACTCGAAATGCTCGGATATTAAAGGAACTTCAGAATGCTTGAGCATAACGGGACAACGAAAGGTAAGGATTTCCATAAAAAGTGGATGGCGGAGATTGCTGATGCACTTCGCAGGGAAAAAGACTACCGTAAACTTGGCCAAGAGAGCGTAGATATCTACGAGGCGAAAAAACCTGAAATGGTGCCTTTTAACATTCTCTATTCCAATGTCGAAGTCCTGCAACCGGCGCTTTATAACTCCAAGCCTATTCCGATCGTAACTCGGAAATACAAAGACCCAGATCCGGTTGCTAAGGTAGCCGCAGAGGTTGGCACTCGGATGCTGAAGTATATGCTCGAAGCCGATAGTTCAGATTGCGACAGCTTTGATGAAAGTATGCAATCTTCCGTCCTCGACGTGATTGTTACTAACCGCGGAGTCACTCGGTTTAAGTATGAAGACCAAGAAGATTATGGTGAAGGGGTTTACGCCGAAGGGGTTCGGTGGGATAAATTCATTCATGGTTACGCTCGGACTTGGAAAAAGGTTCCTTGGATCGGCTTCGAATGGGATATGACGGAAGCAGAGGTTCGGAAGAATTTCAAAGGCATTGAAGGGATTGACTTCAAAAACCTTGCAGAGGATGCGGATGAGAGCACGGACAGGACTGAAAGCCGCCAGCAGCGCTCTGGTGTAAAACTGGCTAAGGTTTACGAGATCTGGGACAAAAACACTCGATCGACCTTTTTCATCTCGGCTATTTACCCTAATGGGGTGTTGAAGCATGTTTCTGATCCGCTTGAATTGGTGAATTTCTATCCAATTCCCAAGCCGCTCAACCTCATGCGCAAGATTACGACTTTAACTCCTACTCCGCTATATGAGCAGTATAAAGCGCAGGCGAAGGAATTGAACGAAATCACTCGACGCTTGAAGGCTATTATCCAAGCCATGAAAGTTCGTGGTATGTATAATGCTTCGGTTGAGGGGATTGAAAAGGTCTTGATGGCGGAAGATAATACCTTCACGCCGGTCGAAAACATGGCCTCGATGCCGGATAATAGCTCGATTGATAAGATGCTGTGGTTTATGCCGCTGCAAGAATTAGCAGTTACGGCGCAGAATCTCTTCACTGATCGGGAGCGGATTAAGCAGGTTATTTACGAGATCACTGGGATTTCTGATATCCTTCGCGGGGCTAGTGTGGCTTCTGAAACCGCCACGGCTCAGAATATCAAGAACCAGTGGGGATCTCTGCGACTGAAGAAGATGCAGAAAGAGGTTCAGCGGTATTGTAGAGATGCTTTGGCTATCATGCTGGAATTGGCGGTTACGAGCTTCGATGATAAGACCATCGCAGCTATGACTGGCTTGCCACTGATGTTTGAAGCTGATAAGATGAAGATCCAGCAGGCTTTCCAAGCAGCTGGTGCAAACCCAACCGAACCACCTCCGCCGGAAGTTGCTAAGGCTCTCGAAGCCCCTTCATGGGAAGTGGTGTTGAAGCTTCTACGGGACGATCGACTTCGTAGTTATAAGATCGATATCGAAACCAACTCCACCATTGATGCAGAAGCTGCTCAGGATAAGCAAGACATCGCAGAGTTGTTAAATGCGGTAAGCCAATTCTTGAACGGCGTAGCACCTTTGATTGAAAAGCAAGTTTTGCCTTTCGACATCGCAAAAGAAATGCTGCTTGCAGTTTCGCGTCGTTATACCTTTGGTCCTCAGCTGGAGGATGCACTTTCCATGATGCAGGCGCCACCTCCTCCGCAGGAAGGGCCTGATCCAGTCGAACAAGCTAAACTTGCTACGATCGAAGCGCAAGGCAAAGCAGTTGCAGCCAAAGCGCAGATCGAGGCTGATATGCTTAAACTGGAGCTAGACTCTAAACGAGAAGAAGCTGGCATTACTTCCCAACTGCGGCAAGAAGAGCTTGCAATTAAAAAAGAAGAGCTTGCTATACAACGACAGAACTTGGCCTATAAACGCCAGTTTCAAGAAGCGCAACATCGGATGAAGTTGGAGTCTATCACAACCCAAGCCGAAGCGACAAAGAAGAAGGAGGCTGAAAGTGCTACGAGTTGATAAAGTTTTTAGAACTGAAAGAGCTTTAAGAGCTGCTATAAACCATTTTCAAGAGATTTTTCGGGAGAGATCTTTGAAATACACTTTTAACCCTCAAAGACGCACAATTCAAACAGATAAGGAGTTAGTGAGTTTCTATACCGCAGCAAATCTTGATCAGGCTTATCAAAGAGCCGGTCAGGAAGTCGATCGAGTGGATATATTAGAGTCACTTCCTACTGATGTTTGTTGTTACCTCAATGCTAGGATCAAACCTCGTGCCTCTGTATGATTTCCGCTGCCTCGATGGTCACAAGTTCGAGCGATTTGTGAAATTAGAGCATTTCGATGACTTGCAAAATTGTGCTTGCGGCAGTCCTGCAAATCGTGTCATTAGTCCGGTTAGGTTCTCAGTCGAGAACATCGGTTACGATTGTCCAATAACTGGAGAGTGGATTGGCTCTAAACGTCAGCATGACGAAAACCTTGCCAAACACGGTTGTAGGGTTTACGAGGCCGGCGAGACGGAACAGGCGAAAAAGGCAAAGGCTCAAGCCGATGCTGAGTTTGAAAAAAGGTTAGACGAAACAGTGGAAAAAGAGTTTGAGTCCCTGCCATCGGCGAAAAAGGAAGCTCTAGCAACAGAGCTTACCGCAGGGGTTGATCTCGGTTACAGCAGGAGTGCCCAATGAACGTTAATGAAAATCTTGAACCCAATTCGGATGAACTGGACATTGAAGCCGGTCTGGCGGAAATCACTTCTGAGCTTTTTGGGCAAGGTGAGGATGGTGAGGTTCCAGTTCCTTCCGAAGGGGAGGACGCGACGGACGACTTAGCGCCGACGGAGGAAGCTGGCGCGCCTCCCCAAATCGAAGGTCAAGAGGAAGGAGGTGATCCTGAATCTGCCGTAGAGGGTGCAGCAGACGACACTGCACCCTCTACTTGGTCGAAGGCTGCTGCTGAAAAGTGGGCTGGGGTTGATCCCGCGATTAAGGCGGAGGTTCTCAAGCGTGAGCAGGATATGTTCAATGGCTTGGAACAGTATAAGTCACGGGCGGAGATTGGCGATCGTTATGAAGGTGTCATAGCGGAATTTAAGCCGATCTTGGAAGCCGAGCAGGTTGATCCGGTGGAGTTGTTTGGCAACTTCGCTGCTAATCACTATCTGCTCAGCCGTGGCACGCCGGAGCAGAAGCTCACCATCGCAACCAATCTCATGGCCCATTATGGGATTGATATTGAGCAAGTCCAGCAACGACTTAGCTCTCAACCTGCCGTTAATCCTGAGCTTGAAGCTCTGCGCGCCGAGGTTCACGCCCTGAAACAAGGTGTAACAACCATCGCCTCGCGCGAGCAGGAAGCTGTTCGTCAGCAATTTACTCAACAGGTCGAGGCCTTTGCTGCTGACCCTGCTCATCCCTATTTCTCGGAGGTTAGTGAAGACATAGCTAAACTCCTGAAAGCTGGAGCCGCAAGCTCCTTAGAAGAAGCCTACGACAAGGCTGTCTACGCCAATCCTGTAACTCGTCAGAAAGAGATCGAACGGCAAACAGCCGAAGCCGTCTCCACTGCACAAGCTCAGGCGCAAACCCGCGTAGACAAGAAAGCCAAACTCACGGCTGTCAATGTGAATGCCATTCCTAAGTCCGCGAACGGAACGGTTCCGGTCGGAACGATGGACGACACGCTCGAAGCAACTCTCGCAGCAATTAACGCTCGCGGGTAATTTTCTCATAGAAAGGTAACATTATGCCAAGTCCTAGTGCAACCTTCACCGAGCTGGTTTCCACCACTTTCCGGAACCACTCGAAAGACGTGAAGGACAACATCACCCGCAATAACGCGCTTTATGCTTATATGATGCGCAAGGGTAATACTCGGAAAGAAGACGGCGGGCTGTCAATCACGACTCCGCTAGATTACAACTCGAACGGCACTTACCAGCGCTATTCGGGCTATGACGTCTTGAACATTCAGCAGAGCGATGTTATCACCGCAGCTGAGTTTCAATGGCGCCAGATTGCCTTGAATGTCGTGGCTTCGGGTCTGGAACTTCGGGTTAATAGCGGCTCGAACAAGATCCTGTCGCTGGCAAAGGCTCGCATCAAGAACGCAATGCGGACTTTCAAGAACAATTTCTCCTACGACCTTTACAGTGATGGCACCTTGCCGAACCAGATCAATGGTTTGCAGGCTTTGGTGTCGGACACTGGCACAGGTTCTGTTGGTGGAATTGACTCGAGCGCTTGGCCGTTCTGGCAGAACGCTGTTCAGAGTGCTGCTGCACCACTTCAAGGCGGTGCGGGTATTACTGTATCAGATACTACCATCGAGTCCGGCATTATGCTTCCTCTGTGGTTGAACCAAGTCCGTGGGGATGATCAGCCGGATTTGATCGTGGCTTCGAATGACTGGTTCACCTTCTACGAAGCTTCACAGGTCGCGATCAAGCGTTACACCAGCGATCAGACTGCTAATGGTGGCTTTACCACCATGAAGTATAAGAACGCCGATGTGATCTTCGATGGTGGTTCGGGTATCCCCGCTGCTCATATGTATTTCCTCAATACTGATTATCTGGAACTCGTCGTCCACAAGGATGCCGATCTGGAGATCCAAGAGGACATGCGCCCGTATAATCAAGACGCAACGGTCATTCCGGTGCTCTGGATGGGTAACTTGAGTGTCACCAATCGCCGCCTTCAGGGTGTGGCGAAAGCGTAACTGGTGTGGGTTATTTTAGTATAACCCGCATCAATTTCGACAGAAAGGAAGCAAAATGTCTTACGCAGTAAGTAGCTATCTTGCCGGTCAGCAGCAGATATCTCCATTCAATCTTGCTGACACTACAAGCCGTATGCAGCCAGGAACTTTGGTTCAGGCTGTGGATCCCTATTGGGGAGCTGGTGAGTTCATGTATGTCAAAGCTGGCGGCGCAATCCGTCAGTATGGCGTCGTGGTCTTGACTCCGGCCCCTGCTAGCGGAGCCTATGTGTTCACCGCTACTGAAGCCCCGAACACTGCCAACCTCGGTCGCCCTCTTGGCATCGCAATGACTGCGATGGACTCGGGAGACTTTGGCTGGATCTGTGTTGGCGGTGTGGTTCCTGTGAACTGCCAAGCCGCTGTAGCTGCTGATACCGCTTTTGGTATTGCAGCTGCTGGTCAAGGCGGCGCAAACAGTGCGGGCAAGCAGATCTTGAGCGCTCGTGTTGTAGGTGCCTCGACGACTACGGTTGCCAAGGCGAACTCAGTTGCGAACTCTGGTTCAAAGCTGTTGCGCGTCACTAACTCCGATGGTTGGTTCGCAGGTATCTACCTTAGCGGCACTGGTATCGCCGCAGGTTGCACTGTTACGGATATCTCGCCGGATGGCACTCAGGTTACTTTGAGTCTCGCCACCACGGCAGCTGTCAATGGCACTGTCACCGGCACTTACAACAACGCAACGGTGTATTACAACATCGCGCACATCAATCGACCTTTCGCTCAAGGTGCTATCACCTAAGCGAGCAACCGGCGTCTGTGGGAGGGGGTTCCCCCTTTTCTTCCCTCCCACAGCGTCTAACTTTCCGGCCCTGAAAGGACATTAAAATGGAAGAAAAAGCAAGACCCCCGTATGTGACTTTCGAAACTCGAGTAGTGGAAGATCGTCAGGCTTCGACTGAAGCGGGTCGTTTCGTCGGCAAAGATGTTAATTATGCTATCGTCACTCCGAGTGGGTCAAAAGATCGGATTGAAAAGGTAGCGGAAGATTGGCTCGCTGGTCTGGAGGAAGGTGTTCGACAGGATCGAATACCTGGAGAGTGGCTTGAAGCCTACCATCGGAAATATAAATCTTGGTGCGAGACTCGTGAAATTCCGGAAGACGGGACTTCGATTATGTCTTGGCCGGCTGTGAGCCCTGCGCAGGTGAAGGCTATCTTGGACGCCAATGTCCGGACGGTGGAAGATCTTGCAGCCGCGAATGAGTCTACTCTAGCCGCTATCGGCATGGGGGCGAGATCGCTGAAGGAAAAGGCGCAGGCGTGGCTTGACTCTGCGACTTCTACAGGGAAAACTGCGGAAGAGCTTGATGAACTTCGCAAGACTGTGGCAGGACTCACCAAGCAACTTGAAACAGCTACTAAAACTATTGAGAATTTGAAGTCAGAACTTCAATCCGCTCAGGTGAAAGAGGACGCTTAAACCATGTCGCTGCTGACCGTGATACAAGACCATTGCCGCATTCACGCTTTGAATGTGCCGACTGCGGTTATTGGAGGCACTGATACCACAGTCCAGCAGCTGCTTGGGATTTGTCAAGAACTCGTCGATGCTATTACCGATGAGTCGAAGTTCCAAGGCATTACCCGCGAGGGGACTTTCACTATGGTTGCGAGTGAGAGTCAGGGGAAGATCCAAGACCTCGCAGGGGTTGAGGGTTTCATGTGGGCGTATACGGGGACGTTCTTTGATAGGACGCTTCGTAGACCGTTGTATGGCCCTTTAACAGAGATCGAGTGGCAGCAGGTTAAGGCGATACCCAATCCTGGCCCTTTCTATAAATTCCGACTTCGTGGCGATGAGATTTTAATCAACCCTGTTCCGGCTACACCTTTTAGTGAAGTGTATTTTGAGTATGCAAGTTCCTGGGCTATTCTGGCCGTCGATGGCACGACTTACAAACCGAGGTTTACGGCAGATGATGATAGCTTCGTTCTGCCAGAAAAGATACTTCGTAAGGGTGTGGCCTATCGCTGGAAACAGATCAAAGGCTTGCCATACCAAGCGGATGAAGAGAAGTATTATTCCTTGCTAAATAATTACATTGTCAGGAATAAAGTTCCTCGGAGTTATGATATTTCCCAAACTTCTCTCCCTGACATATCTCCGGGAATTTGCGTTCCCTCTGGTAATTGGCCAGTGGCATGAGAGGCCCAAGACGCGGCCCCTCTCAACGGAGTGGATTTAAGCCCTTCCTGCCGAACGAAGCCACAGCGGGAACTACGACTATTCCAGCTCCTGTAGGCGGCTGGAATGCGAGGGACTCTCTCGCAGCTATGAACCCGCTTGATGCTGTGGTAATGGATAACTTTTTCCCAGGCACTTCCGACGTCAGTCTGCGGAAAGGGTCGAGTGACTGGCTGACCGCTCTGCCCGATCCGGCTAGGGCTTTTCTGCCTTATAACCACACGACTGGCGGGAAGCTGTTTGTCTCCACCGATAACGGGATTTTTGAAGCCACAACTTCCGGTGCGGCTGGCTCGGCTGCAACGGCTTGCACGAATGGTGAATATGCTTCTGTCAGTTTTATCAACACGGCTGGAGCTTTCCTCATCGGAGTCAATGGCACGGATTATTTGAAGAATTACAACGGGACCACTTGGACGGATATTACGGGAGCGTCTACTCCTGCGATTACTGGTGTGGATACGAGAGATTTAATAACTCTATGTGTGCATAAACGTCGACTTTGGTTTGTGGAAGCGAGTTCCATGGACCTTTGGTATCTGGGCGTAGACGCGATTGCCGGAGCTGCCACAAGGTTCCCTGTTGGTCCACTTTTTGCCAGAGGTGGTTATGTTGTCGCTGTGGATAGCTGGACGATTGATGGCGGCAAAGGCGTTGATGACCTCTTTGTCGTAGTTTCTTCTGAGGGTGAATTAGCCGTCTATCAAGGCACCGATCCGACTGCCACAGCTACCTGGGCTTTGGTCGGGGTCTACTATGTGGGGGAACCGATTGGGCGAAAGTGCCTAACCCGCTACGGTGGTGATTTGATTTATATCTCCAAGCAAGGTGCGTTTCCGCTGTCGAAGCAGTTACTATCCGCTACCATCGACCGAGCGCAGGCTTATAGTTTCAAGATCGAAGGAGCTTTCCTATCCTCCACCAGCCAGTTCAGTGGAGTGCCCGGCTGGCAAGCTGTCGTCTACCCTGACGCGAATTTCTTGCTCGTCAACGTTCCGATCTCGGCAGATAACGTGTCTTACCAGTATGTGATGAATAACATCACAAAAGCTTGGTGCAGGTTCCTTGGCTGGAACGCTCGCTGCTGGACAGTGTTTAATGGGGAGTTATACTTCGCCGGAGGTGCTACGGTTTACAAAGCTTGGGGAGGCCTGTCCGACTCTGGGGCTCCGATCACTGGCCAGATTTCGCAGGCGTATAACAATCTCGGAACCAAGGGGCAAAAGAATGTCAGCCTTGCTCGGCCAAATGTGGCTGTAGAAGGTCAGGCGACACTGGCACTGAGCCTCGATGTGGATTACAAAACCAGCCCAACTTTTACTCAGAATACCTTCCTGCCTCTGAGCGGGACAGGTATCTGGGACACAAGCCTCTGGGACACTGCTGTCTGGTCTTCGGGACTTTCAACTGTAGAGAGTAAGTGGCTGACTGTCCCGAATGACTTGGGGTATTTGTATTCTCTACGTTTGCAGCTAGTTACCTCCACCGCGCAGTTCTCGTGGACTTCCACTGACTTCGCTCTTCGGCCTGCTGGTATTCTATGAAGCTCGTAGTCACAGGCAAAGATCACATCTTCGGCCCGTGGATTTCCTCCAAGACCCAAGGCCACTGGATGCTCGGCAAGGGGCATACTATCGGCCTTTATGATACAGTGCTTGACGCACCGATCGCAGCAGTTTATTACGAAGGATGTAATGGAGCTTCAATCATGCTCCACTGCGCGGGGGAGGGGAAAACATGGCTCAATCGAGAGTTTCTATGGTATGTCTTCCACTACCCGTTTGTGGAGTTGGAAGTTAACAAAATTCTTTCGCCAGTTGAGAGCGACAATCTCGACAGCCGTAAGTTCATTGAACATATCGGCTTCAGTCTAGAGGCTACCCTCAAAGACGCCAGCCCGAAAGGGGATTTGCTGATTTATAGCTTAGCTAGATCAGACTGTAAATGGCTATCTTTGAAGGATAAATACCGTGGGCAAGCCAAAAGCACCTAAAGCACCTGATTACGCAGCAGCCGCACAAGCTCAGGGCGAAGCTAATCTAAATTCGACATTAGCGACGAATTACCTCAACCAGCCTAATCAAGTAGGCCCGGATGGGAGTCTGACCTTCACCTACGATACGGCTGGTGGGCATCGCTTGCCTGATGGGACTATTATCCCGCGCACGACTGCAACAACGACGCTAAGTCCTGAGCAGCAAAAACTTTATGACCAGAACAATGCAATTTCTACTGCGTTGAATGATCTTGCGCAGAGAGGTATAGGCTATGTTGATCAAGCTTCAAGCACTCAGATTGATCAGTCAGGCATGCCGGGGCTTAATTCCGCACCGGCCCCAAGGCAGTTTCAGGAGCAGTATGACTTCTCCCAAGCCAGCCGTGCCCCGACGTTTGACGACTTTGCAACTGATCGCGATCGGGTTACAGAAGCGCTCATGTCCCGTATGCGACCGGAGTTGGAACGACAGCGTAAAGCTCGCGAAACTGTGCTGGCTAACCAAGGGCTCAACATGGGGTCAGAAGCTTATGGAAGAGAGCAGCAGCAGCTAGGCCAGAATGAAAATGACGCCTTCATGCAGTCGATTTTGGCGGGTTCGGGAGAGCAGCAGCGGCAGTTTGAAAATGCGATGAACCTTCGAAACCAAGGTATTGGTGAAGCCATGTCGCAGGGGGATATGTTTAACCAAGCCCAGCAGGGGATGTTCAATCAGGGACTGGCAAGTAGCCAATTCGGCAATGCTGCGAGATCGCAGGCGATACAGGAAGCTGATTATTTCAAGAACCAGCCGCTTAATATGCTCAATGCGTTGCGGAGTGGTAATCAAGTATCTATGCCTCAGTTTGGTAATGTCAGCACTGGTGCGCAGGTTCAAGCGGCTCCGATCTACGCAGCTACGAACGATCAGTATAATGCGCAGATGGATGCTTATAATGCCAAGATGGCCAATTATGGGGCGCTGTTAGGCGGGCTTGGTAGTTTAGGAGGCGCGGCTATTACAAAGTTCTCCGATCGCAGGTTGAAAGTAAGTATTAGGAAACTTTGGACTAAGGCCAATGGGCTTGGTGTCTATACTTACTCCTACATCGGGTCGAAGGTTAAGGAATTCGGCTACATGGCTGATGAAGTGCGGAAGATCTTCCCTGAAGCTATCGTCACTCATCCCTCCGGCTACCTTATGGTTGACTACGGAAAGGTTCGCTAATGGCTGAAGAAAAGAAAACTCCGCTACTGGCCAATCGCGGCCAAACGCCTTATATTCCGACAGGGTATGAGGGGTTGGAGCAGTCGGTTCAGCGGAAAAGGAAGATTGCTGATGCTTTAATGGCGCAGGGATTGCAAGGTCCGGGAGCGGGAGCGCGGTCGTGGGCGCAGTTGCTTGGCAGCCTCGCGCAAACATGGGCAGGGAAGTCGATCCAGAAGGACGCGGATAAGGAACAGGCGGATATTGATGCCAAGCGTCAGGCTGCGGTGCAGGAAGCTAATGCGGCGTTTGAAGCTGATATGGCTGCGGGACTGGCTCCGACCGAAATGGTGCGGAAGTATGGGAGCAATCCTTGGACGAAGGATAGGATTAAACCTTTCGAAGATGCTATGAGCAAAGGGCTGGAGAACCAGCAAGAGTATGGGGATCTGACCGAAGTTCTTGGCCCTGATGGTAAGCCTGTAACTGTTCAGATCAACAAGGCTGGTGGTATTCGCCAAGCTCCTGGAGGGTTTGGGCTTCCAGCGGTTATTACGGATATCAATGGAGTTGCTACAGCACTGCAAAGGCAGCCAGATGGGACGATCTTGCCGCAGAACTTAACTGACTCTGTGATCCGTGGGCCGGATGGTAAGCCTATGGTTAATAAAGAAGCTCTGGATGCGAAGGTTAAAGTCGCAGCTGCTGGTGCTCCGAATAGCCAAGTCGTCGTGCATACGGGCAAGCAACTGGCGGAGAAATTCGCTGATAACCTTGAAAAAACCTATGAGCAAGCCAATGCCGCTATTGCCTCGATGGGGGCGGCGGAAAGGATCGAGGCTGCACTCAAAACTGGTAAGGCTAGTGTCGGCCCTTGGTCGAATTGGAAGAGTTACGCGGAAAAGGTCTTTGGGGTTAATAAAGAAGGCATTGCTCAACGGCGTATAATTGAACAGGGATTGACGCAGCTTGGTGTCGATGCTCGTAAAGTGCTGGAAGGTCAAGGTGCAGTCTCGAACGCTGAAACAGAAGCTGTGACTAAGGCTTATGCTGGCGATATTGATTCCATGACTGAGGCGGAAATCCAGATCGTTGTCGATGTAGCGAAGCGGGGTGCGCAAGGCGCGATTGATAAGCATTTACGGACTTGGGAATCTGCCCGAAATGTGGAAGGCACTGCGGAGTTTCTGCCTACGTTCCAGCTTCCGGAGAAGTATCAGAGGAGGTCAAATCCGGCTCCAGCAGCGGCGAAACCCAAGCCACGAGCTAAGGCTGGACTGCCGCCGAAGGGCGCTACACCGGCTAAACCGCAAAATCCTTACTCTAAACTACTCCCCAAACCCGCAGGAGGCATGTAATGGTTGGTATACCTAAGGGCCCTGCTAGTTGGACTCCTGGGGGTCTTTCGCCGGAAGAGATCGAAAGCGATCTGGCAAAGCAAGCAACACAGGAAGATCAAATGGCTTATCTGGAAGCCATGGATCCGACTGCGGTTGAGGCTTGGGCGAAGTGGAAGGAAGGCAAAGGGGAGGTTAGTGAAACTCCAGTTGACGAAGCTCCGGCAGCAATTGGAGATACTGGAGTTCGATTGACTCCGAAACGTATGCCTTACGCAGCGGCTAATCAAGCAGTAGCGGAAGGTAATTCTGCTGCGGTCGATCCTCA